CCTACTCCCGAAGAGGCACGGTCTTTCTTAACGCGTGGTCTTGTCAATCATGCAATCGGAGAAGACTTAGACGTTGAGTGGTTTAAGCCTTATCTAGATTACATCCAAGTGAAGTTGGTCTCTTTTGGTGATTGTCTTCGAACCGAGAATATCTAAGCCTTTAGCCTTAAGACCTCTTCGGAGGTCTTCGGGATACGGGTTTACCGTGTCATTTCCTAACTTATGAAAGGGTTAACACATGAGAAAGATAGAAGAGCAAATGCTTAACGCGATCCATGCTCGGAAGTATTGGAACTCCGGTAATACTTGTGTGGACTATGTTGTGGCGGGTAATCCGAACGGACCACGGAGCGAGGTTTTCTTACACGGTAACCACATTGCCGACTATTGGCACGACACGAAGACGCTAGACGTTGACGTTGTAACTCTAGCGAAGTGGTCAACCGTAACCACAAAGTCACGCCTCCGTGCCTTGGGTGCGAATGTGTACACGAAGAACCATGTCACCTTTTTGAATGGGGAGGCAATATGAGCAATTACAACGGATGGGCAAACTATGAGACTTGGAGAGTAGGTCTTGAGATCATTAACGACATGACGCTTGAAGACTTCGGGTTCGATGTAGAGGTAGAACCCTACGATCTCGCGGAGGCTATGAAGTCCCATGTTCAAGACCACATTGAAGAGACTACCGAACCCGGATTTGCTAGGGACTACGCGGTGGCTTTTCTTGAGAACGTGTCATGGCGTGAACTTTCTAACCACATGATTCAAGACGCAAAAAAGGATGCAAAGCAATGAAAAGACGACAACCGATCTATGGCTTGTACATGGGTTACCTCATCATCGAAGAGCGTTATTCGTGGGGTTCCGAAGTTTCGGCAATTCCCGATAGTGGGGAAACGATCCGTAAAAAGTTCATTGGTTACACCAAGCAAGAAATCGTTGACAAGGTTCGTGAACTCATAAAGGAGGCTTGCAAATGAAAGAACTTGTGAAAAACACCGATCCACATACCAAAGAAGTCTTATACGTCTTTGAAGACGAAGAATCGGGTCAATGGATCTCTAACCCTCTTTGGATTCCCGAAATGACCGCTTACGTTTCCCCCGAGCGTTACGGGTTCAAAATATGGGACACGGGGGGAGGATGTACCGCACATGGTCAAGAGTTCATGCTTGACGGTAAAAAGGTCATCATGCTCCTCACGGATGGCAACCTTTGCCACATTGAAGACGACTCCGAGATGGCTACCGTCGGACTCTACGATGAGGAAATGGAGGAGTTACCCGGTCAAATTTATTGGGAGGTGACACGATGAGCGATTTGCCTAAGATGACCAAAAAAGCCTTTGAGACTATGCTTTTTGCCAAAAACCTCAACAATACGTTGAGCGTAGACAAAAGGTACGTTCACGACGAAGACCGTTTTATTTACCTTTACTACGGTCTTAATGGTCACATGGGAACGTGGAGCAAAAAGAACAATGTTGTCTTTCCTAGTCAATTCCCTACGGAGGTCACACAATGAAAAACCTACCCAATATCGAAAAGCATCCCTTTTCTACGGAGTACCTAGGCTATGACGGGAACGGGTACGCTTGGAGCGTTGGCAAGTCGAAGACCTCTTACGGGAATTGGTGCGCCACTTCTAAGCACTTCCCGAACCGTCACGTTTTTGCGTGGCGACTAACGGAAATGTCTAAGAAACTTACGGAGTTTAAGGAGGCAAAACAATGAAATGGGATGAGAAAGTGGAGGAAATCTTGAGGGAGGGAGGTCTTGCCTTTTGGATTCTTTGCGTCGTCTTCGCGTTGGGCTCCTACGCGGTCTTATGGCTTTTTATGGCTTTAGGGATTGCTGCCGGATATTAGAAAACCTTTAGAACCCTTTAGAAGCCTCTTCGGAGGCTTTTTTTTCGTCTTGTGGTCCTACCCTACCAACTCACTCACGGATACGCCCCCGCTCCCTCTTAGATGCCTTCCTGGTCATTTTTAACCAGGGAAAACGGCCACTTCTTTCGTTATTGTCGTTATGGTCAAAGATCAATCCACTTATGACCATAAATCAGTTCGTAAAAAGTTATCCACAGGACTATATATCTACGGTTTCTATTGTCGTTTTTTTTTATTTATCTAAGGATCGTATAGGTCTAAGAAACCGTATAGACGTATAGTATATAGTAACCGTATAGATAGATGGTACCCCATCCAAGTTATCCACAAGGTTATCCACAAGGGCAATAAATGCCCAACGATTTAATGTCCTTGAGTTGTTGACACGGGTGAATTGTTGAGGTAATGTGCAGTTGTATTCCTAACTATGAGGGTATGAACATGAATCAACCAATCGTTTATGACTACGAACTAGTCGATCAAATCCGCGCCAAGGAAGCCGAACTTGAAGCAGCAATCGAGAAGGCCAGGCGCTCCATCACACTCTTAAAAGCAAGCGTCATACGCCTACGCAATAGCCGCCTGGACCTTGAGATGGCCGAGGTGGAGTGATGCGTAAATGTCTATGGGCGGTTCGCTTGAGCAATGGCAACCTAGTTCACTATGAGTACAGTGACCATGATTTGAAGGTAGCCTTGTTTAGTACCAAAAAGAAGGCCGAAGCATGGCTTGAAGATCAACGATTTTGGCGCTCTCGATCCGCCAAAGTGGTGAAGGTAGTAGTAAAGATCGAGACCTTTTTCTAACTTTATGAGGGGCTGATATGGAAACCAAGCAAGAAAAGAAATCCAAGCAATCCAAGCCAAAGAAGCAAGACTTAAGGCAGCAAAGGATCGCAACCTTGATACGCAAGAAATTGCTCGATCAAGTGGGCAGCAAAGCGATGGCAAAAGTCGAAGTAATCTAACTTATTAGGGGCTGAATATGACTACGTTAGACATTCACAAAGTCTCGCACGTTTATGTGCTTGACGAAGTAAAAAGCACGGGCGTTGGAAGTACACGACGCACCATTCTTATCACTACAGAGAACGGTACGCATAACCTTGAGATTACGGTTTATAGCGACAAGCCGAGCCTACCCATTACATTTGGAGACAAAGAAGATGAATAAATTTGACCGTGATGCCTTGATTGGGCCAAGTGACTTCGATCCATCAATCCGCAACAACGCGTTTTGGAGCAACGATGCGCGTCGGTTTGTTGAGGGCAAAGGTGGTGAGGTGTACGCCGAGAAGATCGGTGCCAAACCGCTTGATGACTTGAGCAACGTCGAGCCAGTTCAAATGGGCTTGGTTATGCAAGAGCCGATCATGCGCGAGTACGCTAGGCGTAATCAGATTGCCTTTAAGGATGCCGACTATGCCCTGTACCACCCGAAAGAGAAGTGGATGGCAAGCCATTTCGACTATATCTCCGAGGATGGCAAGACACTTTATGAAGTAAAAAATTTGGGCTCTCATCAGCGCAAGAAGTACGGTGACAACGCAAGCAGCGACGTTGACCTTGGCTACCGTGTGCAATGCCTCCATGAGGCTACCGTCCACCAGATCGAGAACGTCGTCTTGGTTGTGTGCTTCGGAGGCCAAGAGATATGCGGCTTCCCACAAACCTTTAGCGCCGATCTCATGGACTTACACATTCGGGAGATGGCCGAGTTTTGGGGGCGTATCCAAGCGCGTTCATTCGATCCTGAAACCATGGGCGATGCAGCCAAACTGGTTTACAAGCAAGACGATGGCAACAAGTTAATTGCCACTCAAAGTCTTGAGCATGCAGCCATGCAACTGAAGGCGCTGAAGGCTCAAATCAAAGACCTGGAAGCGCAAGAAGCCAAGTGGCAAGGTGCGATACAAGGCTACATGATGGAGGCTGCCGAACTGGTTTCTGTCGATGGTCAAGTCCTTGTTACATGGAAGACCGCTAAACCATCTAAGCGGTTCTCTAGTGACTTGTTCAAGTCCAGCATGCCCGACATTTTTGAGCAGTTTGTTGTCGAGCAGCCAGGTAGCCGTCGGTTCTTGGTCAAATGAGCCACGCTCTTGCAATGATTACGGGAGCCGCGAGTAGCGTGTTTTTGCTCTGGTGGCTCCATGTGCCCGAACAACAAGTTGATACCAAGAAGGTCTATGCCGAGGCGTATGCTCAAGGTCGGAAGGATGCCTTGAACACTCGCAACGTGAGCATGGACTTGGAGTATGCATGCGTCAATTTATGGTTCGGTAAAGAAGGTCCACTTTATTACGAAATGAGGAAAGAACATGAGGAACGTAAGAAATCTAAGTGATGTTGTAAACGGTGTAGCACCAACGGAACCACGCCAAGTGCTTGATCCAAAAATTCAAGAGTCCATCGTGCTTCGTGGCGATTTGTCTGGCTTGAATGAAGCGCAGAAAAAAGAGTACTACCTGTTTCGATGCAAGCAAGTTGGTCTTGATCCAGCGGCCAAGCCATTCGATCTACTAAAGTTAAACGGGAAGGAAATTCTGTATGCAAACGCAGGAGCCACTCAGCAACTCTGTTCAATTCATAAACTGTCAACTCAAATTACGCATCGGGAACGAATTGATGACATTTACGTTGTCTCGGTACGAGTTACTGCGTCTGATGGCAGAGTTTCGGAAAATCAAGGCGCAGTCTCCGTTGGTCACGCCAGAGGTGACGCATTGGCTAATGCGATCCTTAAAGCGACTACAAAGGCAATCAGACGGGCAGTCTTAGCCCATTGTGGCTTGGGCATGATGGATGAGACTGAGGTAGAAACGATACCAGAGGCCAGGGTGATGCCTATGGTGATGACCGAAGAGGTTAAGCCAATCGAGCAGGTGGATGAGGGCATCGTGTTCATGGTGCCGGGAGCCAAGGAAGCCTACGCAAGGTACGCAACCAATGATGATTGGGTTGGTGGCTACCTTGACATGGTGGACAAGATCGAGAACAGCAAGAAGTTCTCTACGTCAGATAAGTTGGATCGTCTTCAGAAACTTGAGGAAGCCAATGACTTTGTTATTGGGGTCATCAGGCAAGAGAGCAAGGGCACGGCTGAGTTACTAGCCGTCGGCATTGGCAAGGTCAAGCAACGCCTAGCCTTGGAGTTGCGCGGTGAGCAACCTTAATCTCTTTGCCGACGAAGCGGAGTACCTTGATCGTTTGCGCTCTTCATGGAGCCAGACGATTGAGGGAGAGGGTGGTCATTGTCCCTGCTGCAAAGTGGGGCAAGGTCTACAAGGTCAAGTTGAGCCAGCATCTTGCCCTTTCTCTTAAGTGGATTCTTGACCACGGTACACCGGATGATCGATGGGTTGACGTTCAGAACAAAGCACCTCGATGGATGCTTAAGAGCAAGACCTATCCCTTGCTTGAGCATTGGACGTTGATCGAAAGTAAAGGAACACGCAGCGGTATTTGGGCTGCAACCAATCGCGGTATCGACTTCGTATACCGTGGCAGTAGCCTACCGGAGGCGGTCTATATTTATGACAACAGGCGGTGGGGGTTTGAAGAGCGAGAAGTGAAGTTCAGGCAGTGCTTTGGAAGACACTTCGATTTTGATGAGTTAATGAGTGCCCAATTCAACTGGGCCAAACTAAAGAAGGAGCCGTAATATGAGTGACTATCAACAAAGAGAGAGGCAACCTGGAACCGGAGTGCTATTGACGAACCGTTATAAGAAGGGTCAAGGCCCAGATTGGCGCGGTGAACTCAAACTAGACCGATCCTACGCAGCGGGTGAAACCGTTAAGTTGGCGGCGTGGACCAAGGAAACTGCCGGTGGCGCTCTCATTAGTCTTAAAGAAGACAATTATGTAAAACCCGAGGCAGGCAACATAAACCCAATGCCGAGTCAACGTCGTGACGATGATGACGTACCATTCTAACTATGGCAAAGATCAGTAGGCAGCGTGGAGCAAATTATGAACGTGAAGTCTCCAATGAGATATTCGATATGCTCGGGGTGCGAATCAAGCGCAACCTCAAGCAATACCAGCAATCTGGCGAGGGTGATCTTATCCTTGGCGATTATGTCATTGAGTGCAAACGTAGACGCTCAATCGCCGTTTATGATTGGATGCGACAGGCCGACGAAGCATCAGCGCCGTGGCAAACGCCAATCGTGGTAATGAGGGCTGACGGTGAGAAGAGCCTTGCAGTCATGCATCTACCCGATCTACTGAAGTTACTTGGTAATGAAATCCCCCATCAGTCGCAGGATGAATCCCCGTCCGGGGATAGTTAGGACCGCTGCCGGGGCACAGCGGCACTGCGG